TGTACTCAACATTGTTATAAAGGTTATTTAGTTAATCTTTAGGCCGCTTAGTTCCCGCTAAGCGGTTTTTCTTTTTTTAGATGGTTTCTTTATCTGATACCTTTCTTTTCTGTCTAGTTGTGCAAGAATCCGGGCTTTTCTTTTTTCCCTACTTTCCACTGCCCCCAGTATCAAGTTTTCTAATTTTTGCCGTTCACCCAGATCCTGCACTTGTTGTATTAGCATTTTTACGGCTGGAAAAGCCTGGTCTGCTGTCATATTGTATCTAATATTTCTTTAAGCTTTTTTTCACAATTACCAGCATGAACCATTCTTTTGTTTGCATTTTCAACAGCTCTCTCAATTAAACAGATCAATCCTTTTTTATTAGCTTCTGTTACAGATCTTGATCTATAAGTAATATCACTCAATAAACTAATGCTAACACCTGTATCAGCATTAATATCTGCCCTATCATCTTTCGAGGTATATTCTTTTAACCACTCTGAAAGAAATTCGTCAATTGGTTTTCCTATTTCTATAGTCATAATCGCTTTTGATTTTTACTCTTTACGGATTACCGTAATTCTGATTTTTAATTTTTTACTTACCTTTGCGTAAACTTCTTATGCAAATATACAGATTATTTCTGTACAGAAAAATATAAATACAGATATTTTCTTTATTTAAACATAAGTAACTGATAATCAATATTAAAATTTATGGAACTGATATTTAAAATAATTAACGAGAAAGACTACCAAAATGAATTTGAAAGGTCTATTCATGAAAAAATTCACCAACAGCTAATTGAAAGAATAAAGCAACATTTCGAACCTTTTGAAAAGGATCTAAACAACACTATAATAGAGATAATAATTAATTCTTCTAACAAGAATGCAGATGCAAAAGCAATATCATTTCCAGAAGAAAAAAGAGAATTCTTATTATCAATATTTGATAAAATAAAGAGTAATCAATAGTACTTATTTCGAATACAGAAAAACACAAACGATATACAGAAAATTTCTGCAAATGAAAATATCAGCTCCAGACATACTAAATAAATTAATAGAATATCTAAATATAACAGCTGCTGAATTCGCTGAAAGTATCGGGTATGAAAGACCACAAACTTTGTATGATGTTATTAATGGGAAAACAAAACGAATTAGCCAAAATATGGCAGACAAAATTCTTTCAAAATATCCTGAAATAAATAGCGTATGGATACTAACAGGTGAAGGAAGCATGTTTAATAATCAAAATGAAACACAGTTTCCAGTTAGTCATCAAGACAATGATAGAAAATACCAAGTTGTAGAAAACATTGAAGATATACCAAAACAATTTAGAAATTGGGTCAAACCATTCTACCCCGATATGAAAGTTGGTGCCGGTTTAGAATTGGGAAATTATCATGGTCCAACTAAATACTTCATTCTTGTACCATTTTCAGATAAAGTACAATTTTGGGCACAAGTTGAAGGAAAAAGCATGCTACCTCGTTATAACAATAATGATTTAGTAGGCTTGACAGAAATACACTATGATGGTGTTTTTCCTGGACACAATTATGTAGTAGCTCTTAAATCAGGATCTGCACATTTAAAAAGAGTTGAATTCATTAAGGAAAAGCCAGACACTTTAAATTTAGTGAGTTTAAATCCGGAATATGATCCAAAAGAATTTTATATAGATAAAATTGACAAATTCTTTAAAGTAAAAATGTTTATTAGCAATGATGAATAATCTAAGCATTTCAATTAGCCATATTTTAATTGTAATACTATTATTAATTTTAATAGTAGCTATTGTTTCTTTTGGTCTTTATTTTATTATAAAAAAAGCAGTCAAAAAAGGAACATCAGAAACCATCAATAATCAAAATAAGAAACAATGAAAAAATTATTACTAATTACACCTTTTTTATTTTTTGCATGTTCTCGTGATAGTGATACTGTTTGCCAACAAACATGGCAGGTTTCAGAATGGACCAGATACGATTGTAGCCCAGCAAATGAATCAGAACATAGATCTGTAGAAAGAACATTCAAATGTGATGAGGTAAAAGATATAAAGGAAGGTCAGACAGTCGTATATAAGACAGACGGCTGTTATAAATATTATAGAATTTATAATAAAAGAGTAAACTAAAGATGTACACATCTGATAAACAAATGTTGAAACTTCCGGGAATCCTAAAAAGTAAAGGAATAGTTCCTCTGATTACTGATTTTTATAATCAAACTGGACTTGCCAAAGCATTATTTTCAAATGTAAAAAACCAACATAAAATGGAAAGAGGCTACCATTTTACTCCAGAACAAATAGAGAGAGTTGGAAATATTTATGGAATCAATTTCAATTGGTTTTTCGGTACTTCAGACGAAATTTTCGGAAATAAAAAGTAAACAAAAAGTTAACAATTTAAGCTAAATAATAACATTTTCAGATTTACTAAACAGTTGTATTACAGTTAGTTAAAAATATAACAGGGAACTCCATAGAATCCCTTCCTCTCTGCTAATAAGCTTTAAAAGCCGATGAATAAAGGTTTTACTCATCGGCTGGCAAAGTAAAATGCACAAAAGTGCACAATAATCTGATTTTCCACTGCCCCCAGTATCTGAAATTAAAATCAGATCAAAATGAAAAACAGATTCACTACCCCAAAGGTAAAAAGCTACCCATTAGAAAGTGGCAAAGAATGGTATGTATGGTTTAGATTCAATGGAGGTAATCCCATACGTATCAAAACTGGATTAAACAAAATTCAGGACTACAACGAACGACTAGAAGAAGCAAATTCCCTTGCTGAGGTTCTCGAAGAAAAATTAAAAAAAGGTTGGAACCCTCAATGCTCTGAGAACCTGTTAGAAAGGATAACTATTCACAATGCATTCAACCAGGCTATTTTCAGACTGAAAGATAAGACTTCAAAAAACACTTATACAGCTTATTCCTGTACTACCAGATTTTTTATTGAAGCTTTAAAAGCTTTAAAGTATGATAAAATGTTGAGTAGTAATTTTTCCCGTGCTTATGCTAAAAAATGCCTTGAATGGATTACAAAAGAAAGAGAATGGAGCCCACATGCTTTTAATAAAAATTTAGGTTACATCAGATCAGTTTTTGCCGAAATAATAGAAGCTGAGCAAGCTGAAACTAACCCCTTTAGGGAGATTAAAAACATGAAGGTTGTAAAAACTCCAGCAAATACTCCCCCAACGGATGAAGAAATGGTGTTGATATGCAATGAACTTAGAAAAGAAAACTATGGACTTTATATTCTATATATGATAGAATACCATAGTGGAATAAGACCTGCAGAACAAGTAGAAATTCAGATAAAGCAGCTAGACTTTACTAACAAAATGATACTATTAAAGGGAGAAGATACAAAAAGTAAAAAGTTTCGTGAAGTTCCCATGTTGGGCAACATGTATGATCTTCTATTACCATATAAAGATGAAAATCCTGAATACTATTTATTTGGAACCCCAAGCAAAAAAGGTGGATGGATGTCCCGAAATGGATGGTTTAAACCGAATCCTTTTAAAATTAGGGATGACTCACCAACTAAGGAATGGAAACGAATAATAAAAGATGGCTTAGGACTGGATTTAAATTTATATTCTGGAAAGCATAAAGGGGCAGATGATAAAAGAGAAGCCGGTATGTCAATAAAGACTATCTGTGAAATATTTGGACACTCCGAATCAAAGATGACAGAGCGATATATGCGAACTCTGAAACTGGAAAGATTCAACGAAGCCAAAAATATAAAAATGAAAACATTCTAAAATCAGGAGTATTTCGGTACTCCTTTTTTATATTGCTGAGGTAAAATAAAAAGCCCCGGATATCCGGAGCCTACCAAATCACAATTACATAACGTGAATCATTTCTTCATTGCAATTTAAACAGCAATTATTTTATCTAAATACGGAAAGCCGTAATATTTATATTATTTATAATTGTAAATTAGTATCATGAAAAAAATATTATCTGTTTTACTAATAATAAGTTCGCTATATGTTTTCGGGCAATCTGATAAATGGAAGCTTGTAGGCCAGATTGGTGAATATATAAAGCTATACAAAAATACATCAAAAGCCAAAGTAGTATATATAGACTGGACATCTGGGCTTACTTCTGATAAAAACATGTATTCTCCAACAAATGTTCATGAATTTGTTTTCAATGCTAATGATCAGTATTTATCAAAAATACATAATGCTATAATAAATAATATTAATATTAGATTCCCTAATGGCATGAATGTTACTTCAACCAAAAATATATTTGGTAAACCTCAGTTATTCTTTACATTTAACGCTACACAAACAAAGCCTTTTACACTAAATCAAATAAATATGTTATTTGGAATGAAATAACATTCCACCATAAAATCCCAGTAACTCGTACCGGGATAAAAACATCTCATTTTCTTAAGTTAATACTATGCTGATTTCAGTTTGTTATACCAACTCTGAACTTCCTTAAATCCAAATGGATTTGCAGTATAATTACCTGCAATAACTTGTCTTGTAGCTAATAATGAAGGCTTTGCGGATAGGTTGTGTTTCTTCCAATAATACAGAGCTGAAATAAAATTGTATGGTGGTTTTTCCAGCCATTCCGGATGTGAAACGAAATCAATACCGGTATCTTTTGAAAGCTGGGTATAGTTGTTCCGGCCAGTGGTTTGAATGGCCCCACGGCCGATGAACCTTGATCCGTCCCCGTCATAGATATTGCCTAAGCCTTTTGGGAATTTCCGGTCATCATATACTAGGTTAGCAAGTTTTACAGAGTCACGTAGATAATCATTCGGTTTATACTTTGAACGGAAAGCAGAAGGAAATACAGCTACTAATCTGGAAGGTGTAGTATAAAATAGATTCTCTTTGAAAACCTTAAATCCACCAGTTTCATTTAGACAGTTTGCCAGAAACCGGAATTTATCTTCATCAGTTATCAGTCCGTACTTATCCATTTGCTCAAATAGATCCTCCGGCAAATTAGCCATATTCGCTCCTATCTTCTGCAGCTTATTTCTTAATTCTAGTTTAGTCATGATTGTTTTTTTAATGAAAGTCTTTTCCTGTCCACTTTTCAAATAGAGGAACGGTTATTATTCCGGCAATATATACAACAGCCCCGAAAATTGCCCATACCCACCACGGCAAAGCTTTTTTTTCAGATACCTTATTATTATATACAGATTTGTATGTGGTATCAGTGACTTTTAAATGCTCTGTTTGGTATGTAATATTTAGTTTCTCTTGTTTATTTTCAGTCTTTTCTTCTTTTTTTTCTGAAGAGTTAACTGTTACTTTAGCATTTCCTTTAAATTCTATACCGCCGTACTTAAACCAATAATCCCCAAACGGCTCAATCGATACATTAAGGTCTTTTCTTTCTGCTTTTGCTGAGCTTTCCCCTTGTATTTCGGACTGAATTTCGGTATGCTGTTTATCCTTTGTGAATTCATTTTTTGTTGCTTCTTGTTTTAATTTAGTATTATCTACTTTCCGGGAACCACATCCCCATATAAGTAATATGCTAAGCAGCAGGAGTATCTTTTTCATTTTCTTTTTGCTTTTGAGTATTAAGGTAATCGTTAACCTCCCTGGCTATTTGTTCTATGTCAGTTCTATTTTTTGCAATACTGGTAATCAATGCACCTGCTTCATGGAACCGTTGTTTATCTTCAGCCTTTTCGTATATCGATTTTATTTCGATTATACTTAAACCAATTGCCCCCAGTAAAGACATGAACGGAAATAAAGGTATTTTGTAACTATAGAAAGTTTCCAGATACCAAATAGCAGTTATCTGCATGGCATCTAGCACAAGTAATGCAAACATTACATTATAATATCTTCCAAGTTTATCAACCGTCCTACGAAACCCGTAAGACGATCGAACAACATTATTTTTTTTAGCTTTTCTAAGACCGCTCCAAAGATCTGCAGCAACTATCAGGAACACTTCTATATTTAATGAGAATACAACCCAAAGGCAAATAATTATTTTTTCCATAGTAACTATTAATATTTATTATTAAGAGCATTCTTAAGTATATTAACATATACATCATGCCCAGGATTAGCAAGGTGAGCACTATCTATGTAGTACTTGTCTGGTATACGGCCTCCGTTATATTTGTCATCTAAGAACTTCCAAACATTTACATATGGAATATTGTTAGCTTTTAATACTTTCATTAACGCAATAGCGTTCAGTCTGAAATTGTCATCAGGCACAGCCATACTATGAGTAATAATGAATATCAAAGGTATATTCTTAGATTTCATGTCTTTTACATAAGCATCATATTCCGTCAATATCTGATTCTGTGTATACCCTTTTTCATTTATTAAATGAGCTTCATGAATAACTAAATCCGGAGTGTAATTAGTTAAAGCGTATTGCATTCGCTGATTAAGTAAAGTACTTAATAATCCACCAGAAACAGCCAGTTTTGTAGGACGAATAATTCTGTTACTTTTCCAGACATCAAACCCCCATACAGGTAGCCACTTATTCTCTGCGTTTTCCATTTTAACAACTACCGATGAAGTTAAAGGAGAATCAAATTTATACTCGAAATAAGTTATATCCTCACCAACTAACGATACAGTATCTTTTAATACGTTGTCAATGTAAATTTTCATAGTAGAAGCTGTTGACGAAAATCCGTCATAAGTCTTGCTTCCTGAAAACTTAAACCCTGTAACTGTAAAGCCAAATGAACCAGCTGGAACCGTAATACTCATAGAATCCCCAGAAGTCTTGCTATGAAAAATCTCCTGTATATCTAGTCTATTATCTGAAAAGTAACTACCTAATGTATTGTAATCTACATAATTAGGTGCGTAGCTATTTATATTTGAAATCCATGTACCTGTTTTAGTTACTGATGTATTGTTAGCCTTAATAAATGTCATGTTTCCAGTTTCGGATATAACACTTCCGTTATAGTCATTTAATGAATTTGGGTTTAAGTACTGCCAAATTCTAAATGTAAACGTGTTTTTATTATACATTGACATTGGTCTATTTAAGCTGTCAGTTAAATAGTTTGTGTCGTCTAATGTATACTGAAAATTAGTTATCGAATCACCTGCAAACATTAATTTAATAGGTGTATTTTTTCCTATTGTAAGCTTTTCAAAAAAAGACTTTATTGGCTCAAAATTAAAATTCTTGGTGTAAATACTTAAATCAGATACACCTCTATTAGTTATAACAAAATACGGGTCATTATGAATATCATCAGCGTCATAGTTAGACATTCTAAGTTTCCAAGCATTTTTAGGTATATCCACGCTATAAGCTTTAAATATAGCCCCAGTTTGAAAGCTGGATATAAATACTCCGTTTATGTCAACAAATCCACAATATACAGATAAAGAATTTTTAGTATATAAATCAATTGTAAAACCCTGCATTCCAGAAACATCAACTTCCGAATATTGCGAGGATGAATTAAATGTTTCTAGTGTTAAATCTTGTTTATAAAACTTTCCATATGTAAGAGGCGGAAATACTCTTTTAAAACCAGTGTATTTATTTAGATTATCTATTTCTGATTTATTTAAATCAGCCGTTTTTAAAGCTGTTTCAGAGTTAACAATAGCTTTTGAATAATCTTTTTTATATAAAACAACTGTAGCAACTGTTCCTGATCCAAACTTAGATACACATAATGTCTTAGCATTAGACGGAATATCCTTAGTAACTGTATGCACTGAACCGTCTGTACTTGTTTGAAAGTTAGATATAAAATTACCTGAAGTATCTTTAAAACCGCACCAAAGTTGCTGGAAGGCATTTGTTGTTATATCGGCTGTTGATCCTGCATATTCATTTACATCTATTGTTGCTCCTGAATTTGGAATATCAGGATTTTCTGTTAAATCACTTCTGAATGCACCTTTATCAAATACTAAGGTCGGATTATCTATACTTATTACAATATCTACCCTGTCTTTTACTTCTTGAAATTCTTCTTTAGTTACTAAATCAGAAGTATCTGGACTTAACTTTTCTTGTAAAATCTTATAAGATACACCATTATCAACAACAACATATACTACATTATTTTTAAGTTCTGTAGGTGACACAGTGATATTAGGGCTAACATTAGTATATGTTTTAGCCACGAAAACATCGTATTTATAATACCCCGTTGTTGGTACGCTTGTAACTTTGTCTAAATCTCCTGATATCCCAGTATTTATAATTCTATTAATTTTATCAGAAGATAGTCGCTTTGCCTTTCCATTCTCTTCAACCACAAAGTTTCCAATTAATGTAGGCCCTTGAACTTCTGGAAGATCTTGTATAGGCTTAGGTATAATAAATGCTGATATATCATTATTGTTATTGTCCATTTTATGTATTTGTTTTAATTAATGTGTCCGTAAATAGTATTGGTTGTTTTAGTTCGGTTGCCAAGACTTCAACTGTGACATCTTTAAATATGTCATTTTCGTTTATGGTTATATTTAAACCATTTTTGTCTTTTTGATTGGTGAATTTTAAAATTCCAGACATTGCGAAATCACTTCGATCCATCTTGTCTTTCATGGTCCGTTGAGTACCATCTATGAAAAAAAGATTATTAGCAGCATGTACTTGGATAAAATTTAGAATATTTCCGTTGCCATCCGATTCAAATTCATAAGAGACAATCTCGTCTATATAAGAATCCCTGTTTCTCAAATTAGAAATCCCTCCTGATCTGGTTGTATTCAGGTCCACATCTACATCAATATCACCAAGACATCTGGCTGGTAGATTTGTGATCATCCAATCATAATCTGTTTCATAATTGAATAAGTTTCTATTGTATAAATGCTTGGTTGCTACTCTAATGAATTTACGCCCGTAAGCATCAGTACTATCAAGAAATCGAACACAATTAGAAAAGAATAGCTTATTTCCTGAATCATCTCTTATTTCAAGCCTACCTGTATTCCATTCAAATGACTTTAATGTCACACGTCTGAGTTTACCATTGTCAATTCCAAACTGAGCCGGAACCTGAAACTCATTTCTATCATTTACTATCCAAAGAGAAAGATTTGTAGAATAAACAATATTATCTACATCTGGTATTTGAAATCTATGGAACTCGCCTAGTTCTAACGGATAAGGTCTTCTAGTTCCAAAGTATTGGGTATTTTGAGGGTTAGTCATGTCTTCGAGATCTGAAAGACTTCGATAAAAACGAACAGGACTATGATACCAGAATTTTTGCATTATTTATTTATCAAATTTAACAATTATGTTTCATATTATGAAACATTTAAAAATTAATTAATCTTATATTTTCTTCCTGATGCTCCACTACCTATTCCATGGAAATTAACGCCATTATCAATAAAGTCAATTCCTACTGACATGTATGTTAACAATGATTCATTTCCATTGTTAAAGCAAGTATAAAGGTTTGAATTTATGTTACTAGCGGATCGTAATGTAGCTTTAAATTTGGATGTACCATTTAGATTGATTACTCCGGATTTTTTTTCATTGTATTGCTCTGAATTTATTGGAGCTGTTATTTCAACAACAATATTATCATTCTCGTCTAAAACCACTAATGAGCTATTTCCAATCTCACTATAAAGCTTGTAATCAACATTTATAACTCCTTCTCCTATCACCTCATATTCCATGTACGTATAACCGCAATTAGCCTCATCAGGATTAGTTACTACCTTTGTCACATTAACTACTACAGTTCCGAAAGGATAAGGAGTAAATACATCATCAGATTTGTATTGTTCAAGATCATTGTCTACTGAAAAGACCCGGAAGCCTACTCTTCTATTTTTTGGTATGTCATTAAAAAACTCATTCCAGAATTCAACTGTTGGCGAATATGGGCCAGAATAAACTTTAGTCCATGAATTCCCATTGTTTTTGCTGGAATATATAGATATTGGAAGGCTATTATCCGGAGTAGTAATATTCATAGATACTTTGTATTCTAAAACATCTCCTGAATCTATTACATTTCCATTCCCGTCAGTTGTTTCCCAGGTTCCAGTTACCTCTGATTTAAATTCCACGTGTGTAATTTTATTTCTAAGCGCTGACCCTTTTACTTTTCCTCTAATAGTAAGATAGTTAGTTCTTTTGTCGTGATCTAATCCTCTTTTACCAAATGGATAAACATCTATTATACCTTCCGGAGTATCTACAGTAATATACCCCCTGCTTTTATTACGATCTCCATCTATTCCAAAACGCCAGTTGTTATGTAATTTGAAGAATTCTTCAAATGTCACGTCTGGAATAGTAATTTCAATTGTCTGATTAGTAAAGTATGGATATTTAAAATTCCTTAAACGTCCAACTGTCTCATTTGCATTTAATCTAACCCTACCAGTAAGTTCATTTGGAATTTCGGCAGGATTAACCTCTATTTCAACATTCCCATTATTTTTATAATTTGTAGTTAGTATTTCTTCTGATGCTAATTTTTTAACCAATGCAGAACCAAAGAAACCGGACCATCTAACCATCTGGAATTTTGGATTGTGTCGTAAATTAGAAGTTGTATCACGTGAGTAAATGCCTTCAGGCCATTGACTAACATAAACAAAACCTTCATCTGATCTATTCTTAATAAAGTTTGTTATAGTATATGATATTGGCGTATTAGAAGTGCCTTTTTCAATGGTGTATGGCTTAGGCTTGTCAAGATCTAATGCTGTTTTGCCTATCTTTAAAATAGTCCAATCTCCACTATTAAGCCCTGTTGTAATTTTGATCTTATCTCCTGTTTTTAGTGGTAATGAGTCAAAAGGGGTTTTATACGAACGTAATACCAAATGTCCTTCCGATTCATCATGTATACACCCCATGATAATGCCATTATCTGTGAATATATCTTTCTTCACCATATCAATTAAGATAAGATCGTCATCAGCATCTGAAGTGCTTGAAGAATTATCGTTGATTACATCCTGTATCTTAAATTCATCAATAATAAAATCAGTTTTTTTATCAAGTTTATTTTTGGTTGACTTTACAGGAGTTAAAAATTCAGCAGTAGTATTAAACCCTGAAAGGTCATCCTTTTTATTATTACTGAATTTCTGACTACCAAACAATAAATTATTAAATGAGTTTTCCAAATCATTTGAAATATCATATCCATTTTCAATAAAGCTTTTACCTGATAAATCAAAAGCCTGTATGTTTTTAAAAAAATAATCAACACTTTCAACAATAAATTTATCATTCAATATATCATATCCCAAAGCCAATAAAGGAGCTGCACCATCATATAATATAGACTTTAAAGATGTTGTAAGTTTATCTTTAAAAGATTTAGCAAATGCTTCTGGTATACTTCTAAAGAATATTCCTGTTCCTATCCCTGTGTTTTCATATATGCCTCCTTCTCCTAGAATATTACTTTCTACAGATATTTGCCCATCTGAGTATAGTTTACATACTTGATTTATTGCTTCTTTTAATGATACTACTTTTACTTTTCTCAAAGGAGAAAGTATATTAGCACTTATTGCTATTGAAGAATCTGTTTTAACCGGATTTCCAGCCAAATTAGGGTCTAAACTCCACGTATATGATGCGTTAGGGTCCCATGTTTCACCTGGTGAAAAATCCATGAAAAATTGTACTTCTATACTTTGTCCTGCTTTTAAGCTTAAAGGATTGACTCCATTTACCGGGAATCTATCTTTATTTGTGTAAGTGGTACTATCTACCTTTACTTGTGCAAGTTTATTTGGCCCTTGTTGAAATTGATCTGATTCTTTTAGTTTTTCAATTCTAACTATATTCCCAGATGAGTCTTTAATTAAGGCAACCATAGTCATTGAATGATATGTGCCTTTGTCACTTGTTTTACATCCGTACATTTCTACATTTGATACTCTTATTTCTAAGTCATCAATATCTGTTTTCGTAGATAACATAGGCCCTATGTACATATACGGAGTTCCGGATGGCATATAAAAACCACTCTCAGTATTTGTATTATCCCCAATATTCTGTCCTTCAGATGTTAATTTATACATCCATTGCCATCCCTGTAGCCCTGATTGAATAGAAGTAACCTGTATTCCTTCTCGTAGAGGATCTAACATGAAATACATATTTTCTGCTTTAGATCTTATTTCCTTGAAATAAAATTCACTTGCAACAAAAGGAGTTACCGGTTTATTATCTAAGTTTTTATCGGAAAACAAGTTTACAGAAGTATCTTCCCGGGAGAGTATTTTATTCTGACTTTCCCGTCTTTTTAATTCTGTAACAATTTTAAGAGAGCTTTTTTCATACTGATTACTTACTTTATTCATGTTTATTTGAAAGTTATCACCTAAGACATCTTCACCATTAATAAACCATTTGAATATAATTTGCCCGTCTCCCCCTTTTTCTTTATTAACTTTATCAATTGTTTCAAAGGCGATTTTATTATCATATTTAACAAATTCAAGACTGGTAGAATCTCCCAGAATAAAATTATCTACATTGAAAAACTCATCATTAATATCTATATAACTGTTTATTTCATCAAACCCGTCAGGCTCTTCAATATCATAAGTTCCGGCGTGTATTGAATCAATTACAACTAATTGAAATACTTGATTTAAGCCATATTGAAATACTACATTATTAATCCCTTCCATTTTTTGATATTGTTACATTAATTGATTGTTTTTTAGCCTTTTCTACAGCTTCTGGATACTTACCAGGTCTTTCTTTATAAACAACACCGCCAATCTCATAAACAGATGCAGTAGAATATTTAACCATCACTCTTTCAACTCCTTTAGTTACCTCGCTTCCAATTTCTTTGGCGTCTACATTATTATTGAAATTCATAATCGGTGGCACATCAAGTCTTTGACCTGATAAAGCTCTAGCATATATGTTTTGTCCCATTACCAAAGGTTCATCAGTAAGTGACTTCATTATTTCGTTTGTTTGTTTGGCATTAAATACCTTATCGCCATCAGAAAGCCATGTCTTTGTTGCTCCACGCTCATTACCTAATGATTTAATTTTACCATGTTTATCTGCAATAATTTCACGACCATACTCCTGAGTTATTGCCATACCTTCTGGTGCGTAGTCAGTACCTGTAAAGTATTGAGGAACTGGATTCCTTGACATAATCAATCCTGATTGAAGAACACCAAATGCTAATGCAGCTAAAGCCATTGGCCATCCTGCAAAACCTGTTTGAGCTAATGTGGCGGTTGCTGCTAATGAACCGTTAATCAAAGCCTGTTGAGCCGATGCCTGCTGTTCAGCCTTAGCTTTTTGCATAGCAATCATTTTTTCACGCTCCAATTGTTGCTCTTTTATAACTCTGTATTCATCTTCTAAGGCATTTCTTTGTTCAATCTGTTCTGCAGAAGCATTATTGACTGAGTTTAAGAAATCTAGTCTTGACTGAATTATAGCAAGTTCGGCATCTGATCTTGACTGCGATGCTCTTAATTCCTCATCATAAATTGCTAATCTTTGCTTTAAATTATCCTGCAAAATGGATTGGCTTATTGCTCCTACTGCTTGTATTGCTGCAATTTCAGCAGCTTTCCATTTATCTTGTCCTTCTCCATATTTTTTATTGAATTCATCTTGAGAAAGAAGAATAGCATCATACATAGTTTTAAATTGATCTGTAACTCCTCCAAGACCTAAATCATCAAATCCTTTTGATAAGAAATCAAACATTCCGTTAGTGGCTTTAAATGTATTTGATTCCTTTGTTGAAACAAGTTCTTTCTTTTTTGTAGTCGCCTCAGTAAGTTTTACATTTGTGTCATCTAGCTGGTTGTTTATCTTATTATATTGTTCAATTTCTTTTTCATTTAAAGGCCCCTTTTTAGCCTTTTCTTCGTATAATCTCTTTTCTTCTTCTAAAGTGTATTTACGGTTAGTCAGTCCTAATAATAATGTATCAAGCTCTAATTTTGTTAATCTGTATGATCTTTCTTGAATTGTAAGCTTTTTATCAGCGTAAATGGCAATTTTAGCCTCTGCTTCTGCTGAACTAGATTGAGCGTCTAATTTGCTTTGTTCAACTTCTAAGTCAGCAATTGCATCTGTTAATAATTTCTTCCCAGATTCTCTTAATCTTGCATTAATAGCTTGTAGATCATTATTTCTATCTTCAACAAGCTTAATTATACTTCTATTGTACGACTTTGTAAGTTCAATTTGTTCAGCATATGATTGGTTTAGGTTTTTATAATACTCTTGATCAGCAGCAACCAGCAAAGCTGTTCTTTCTACATTTGTTAACTCATCATCATTTAGAATTATATCTCTTCTTTCCTTGTTATCAGTAGCTAAATTTCTTTGTGATTGTTTAGCCTTGTCGTCATAAATTTTTAAAACCTCATCTTGTGCTTTTTCAAGTTCATCAATAGCTTTTTTACTAGCAGCAGCAGAAACTTGTCTTTCTTTAGCATTTAGCCCCTTTAAATAAGCCTGAACTCTATCTCCATATATTTTATATATCTGTTCATATCTTTTCCAATAATCTTCTTCGGTTTTAAGTCCTTCTATCCGGGCTCGTTTATTTTCTGCAAGTTGGTTATCCCTATCAGCCTGCATGTTCATTAAAGCATCTTTCTGCTCACCAGATAATTTTGCACCAGTATATTTTTTTTCTTTATCTGGAGTAGTAAGAGGTTTTCTTTTTACAAGCTTTCCATCAATAAGGTCCCATTCTGAAGTATCTTTCATGGTATTTTTACCAGTCTTAGAATCAAACCAGTATCTACCATCTTTACCTCTTCCGTCCTTCTGCTTCATTGTATCAGCCTGAAAGAAATTCTCACCTAGTTGCCTACTGCGTTTTAAGGCAGCATTATAATTTGTGGTAATTCTTGCTGCAGCTATATCGGCTTCACGTCCTACTCCCATAAATGAACCAGCAAGCAAATGATTAAAATCTATTAATTGTCCATTTTTAGATATTAGATTATTTGTAACATTAATTAGATTCTGATATTCACCAGGCATCTTATTAAGGTCTTTACGCACATCATTAATTGATCTTGTATAACCGAAAATAGATTTAGTTCCTGTTTTATACTGATCATTAATAGATATCATTACGGATTCCAAAGCCTTACTGTAATCACCATTCTTTTTGATAGCTTCGGTTGCTTTTTCTATAGGAATTCTTCCAGCTGAGAAATTGTCAAAAACAGCCTTACTAGATGATGATAAACTATTATAAATAGGAGCTGCAGATGTGATCATGTCCGCAACATTCTTTAATGCTTCAGCTTCTTGTTTATAAAGCTTAGATATCTCGTTCTGTTTTTCCTGTAATATATATTTTTGTGCGTACTGAGCATTTACACCTCTTAATCGTTCTTCAATTTCGGAAAGAGTAACTTTTTCCTTATCTAAACCATCAAGGAAGTAAGGATTTAACTGAATTATTTGATTAATTATATCCTTTCTAGCATTCTCATCATTCCAGTTTTGACGAAGTTGAAGTCCAAGAACATTTAAAGCTTGTTGTTCCTTGTCAATAGCAATAAGTGCTGCATCCGGCGTAAATGCCTTTAGCATATTAGTTATTGAATTTGTGACCATTTTAATAGATCCTGATATTACACCGCTCCCGCTGTCAATACCTTCTACAAAATTTGTCCATGCATTATTCATTCGGGCTAATGCTGCTTGAGATGTGTCTATTTCTTCACCAAGTCCAAGAAAATATTTTTTATCAAGTTGTTCAGCAAATTTAGGAAGAACACTTTCAGCTAATACACCTCCTTTCTTCAATAGTTCATCCAACTGAGATGTAGTAATTCCCATACCATCAGCAAATAATTTAAATGCTCCGGCCATCCTATCACCTAACTGCCCTCTTAATTCTTCTGCTTGAATTTTGCCTTTGGACATCATTTGCCCTAATGCTTTTAATATACCTTGTGTATCATCTGCAGAAACTCCTAACATAGCAGAAGCTCTTGTTACAGATTCAAATATGTTCTGAGCTTTTTTACCTTCAAGAATGGTTCCTTGAGCTGCTGCTTGAAACTGTGTATACTGATTAGAAAGACCTAATATTTCAACACCATATCTATTAGCAATACGGGTTAGAAATTCATTTTGTCTCCCGACTTCTTCTTGTGTTTTGAAAACTGCTAACTGAGATAAACGTAAAGTTTCAATCTTCTTTGATGTTTCAATTGCAGATTCACCCATAGAATAAATTCCACTGGATATTCTTTGGAAAATATCAAAACTAAATAGCCCTGCAAAGTATGATGAAACTTGCTTTCCTATACTTTGATTTTTATTTACTCCACTTGGAGAAGAACCGTTTACTTGACTATTAATATTTTTAATGGCATTATTATATTCTTTAGCTTTTTTAATTGCCTCATTGAAGTCTCGAGTAGCATCTTTTATTTTTTGGTTATATTCCTGTTGTGAAATAGATCCGCTTTTAAGAGCTTGATTAAGCTGGAATACCTGTGCACCTGAATCTCTGGCCTTATCTCTATAATTTTTAGTTTGTTGAGATAGATTGAAGTAAGCAGATGCAGTGTTTTTAGCCTGCCTTTCTCCTTGTGCTTTTGCCCGAGTTGCAGCTGCTTCAGCTATGGCCTCTTTTCTTGCTGCATCAGCATTTGCTCCACGTAGCTTTGCCTCCTGGATAAGAGCTCTGTTTAATGCTTCTTCAGCTTTCATTTCCTGTATGGAAGCTTTTGAAACTTCAACTTGTGCTTTAGCTCTAGCCAATATTGCATTTGCTAACTTTTGCTCAGCTTCTGCAAGTCTTTTATTCGTTAATGCTAAATCATTTTGTGCTTTAGTAATTTTGTCTATAATGTCTTTAGATTCTTTTGTTGCCTCATTATATTCTTTTGGCTTACCGGAATTAAATGCGTTACCAGCCTTCTTAGCAACTTCAACAAGTTTATTGAAATTGACAATTAAAGGATCTAATGCAGCATTGATTTTATTTAACTCATCAATCGTTTCCTGCCCCTGTACAATAGCTAACTTATCAGACATTATTACTTACGCTTATTTTGAATTTTTATTTGCTCATCAATTCTTTTACGAGCTTGCTTAACCTTAACACCAAACCTGTAAAGGGATATTTTTTCAATATCAATGTTAGTTTCCAGTATCAGCTCTACATTGGTTATTATATCATTTATGTCTGTAGGCTCCGAGTTATCTTTGCTTTCAGTTTTTTTTATTTTAGCTTCAATAGAAGCAATATCATTTTCGAATTTTTCAATTCTGTCATATACAATTTTAATTTGCTCATCGATGTCTGATGTGCGTTTTATTTGGATGTTATCAAATAACTTGTCCAAATGTTCTGATTTATGCGATTCACCTATAATATCCCATTGTATATTTAATCGCTTGATAGTATTTAAAAACTCTATAAGAGTATAGAGGATTGGTATTTCCAGTCTACATGCCTGTAACTTTCCATAATTTGAAAAGTCAATACTTATATTATTAAGACTTACTATATATTCCTGAATGATTTCTTTAAAATGAGACTCTAGTTTTTTTTCATTTATCCCATTTACCTCATCTCCGTCTTGGTAGTCTCTTAACAGAAATAAAAAACTCCCAGTGGTCATGATTCTTTCATATCTGGATAAAGGCAAATCTTTACTATCTCTATAAATTTTCATAAGCACAAGGATGTTCTTTAACATTAAACCACTCTAAATTTCCATCTGTATTGAAAAAATTTTGATTAATGGCTATTTGATTTGGACTTTCTCCAGGTGGAACCAAGGCTATCCTTAATCCCCTGTCATCATCAAAAATGTGAAATATAAAGGATCTGCCATCTTTAGAATGCTCTTTGATCCTTTCACAGTCAGATTGTTCCAATGGTTTTGAACAATTACAAGCCATTATTTATCATGTATATTATTTTTTTGCTCAGATCTTTATTATTTTTTATCTGAACTTCTTTGATTTGTTTTTCTGGAAGCCCTAAAGGTTGCACTCCCTTTTTTTCAAATTGATTCTCTAACCACGTGTATTTTGGCCCCTTTAATAGGTTATGGAAATACACTTTTGTTGGTGAAATATCAACTACAATGTTTTTATGATAATTACCAGTTACCCTTAAATCCCAAAACCCACGATTTCGGGGGTTTATTGACGTCTTGAAGTGTGCGTACTCGGGTTGACCATAAGGGGGCATATTTACCCCCCTACTGTCTTTCCCTTGCATAAGATTATTTATGTTTAACTGCACCAGATTAGCATCAACTAAAGAGTTTTGAACAAGAGTAGGAACTACATCCTTAACTCTTTCTATCCTTGCTTTCAGCTCAATTGGTGTAATAATCATTATTAAATCTTCTTTTTGTCCTGAGTTTTGGCAACAGGCTTATTAATAAATGGCTTTACCTTCTCTCTGATGAGTTTTTCTTCAACATCCGGAAGTAATTGTTTTATAGTATTTACCGCTTCTTCGATAGAGTTGAAATTCTCAACTTGTTCGAATGTATGTGCTCCAAGTTGTAACTTCATGACTATAAAAATTAAGCAGTTACTATTTTAGTTTCTGACTGTCCAGAATAGTAGTTACCATCCTTTACATAAATGTTATAGCCATTTTTAGCAGTTACAAATGATACTTTTGCACCAGCCGTCAAAGCCGTATGAGTCAAAGTGTACTTTTTGTTGTTAGCATCATAAGTAACATTTGTCGGAGGCGTTCTAGTCCCATCTACATCAACAGCCCAATTAGTAGGATCTGTAAGCCCAATTACAGGAGAATCAGCACACAAAGCTGTAATTGTTAATACTGTGGTAGTAGCTGCAGCAACAAGTACTGGAGTTTCAATATTTAATCCTGCGATTGGTTGGATTTCAAGGAAACTAAATTCAGTAGGAGTAAATAACCCTGAAGCATTTTGCCAAGCTGTCATAGCAATTGGAGTGACATCAACCTGTAAAGTAGGACCAGAGATGTCAGCAGTTAATGCAAGATCAAATACGTTTGTAAATAAATTCACATCGAATCCAGATACTTTTCCATTGCTCTTAACCCAGAATACAGCTGTACCGTCTTCAAGAATTGGAATAATAGCCCATTCTTTAGACTTGTGTAGTTTTTGAAGCTGATTTTGGAAACAGTTACCTTCATCAAATACAAAAACCCATCCTTTAACACCTCCAATTTTTTCTGATCTCTCTTTTTGAGTCGAAGTAGCAAAATCGGCCTCCTGATTATTATTGTCAAGATTGTATGGCGTAATCATTCCAATAAATTTCTCTTCAGATATCAATGTATCTAATTCTGTTTTACCGAATGTAGAAGGATCAATTTCAACACCTCTTTTAATTAGTGCAAAACCTACCATTCTTTTATTGCCACAACGCAAACCTCCTAACAATGGTATTAAAAGCGCAGAAGCGCATGCATTTCTTTTTAACATTTTTATTTTATTTTTTTATTAACAAACTTGTTGGTTAGTATCGAATATTACTTTACTTTCTATTTTGAGAATTAAGTAAGGTTGTATATTATCAAACCGGTAATTGAAAGAATTGAATACGTCTCTGTAATCTGTAATTATTCTTACCGGATAGAATTTAAAGCAGCTATTAAGTACTTTATAAATATCATTTATAACCTCAGCATCACTTCTGTGATTTATATCCTTGTAAATAGTTCTAAGGTCCAGAATAAAAAAGGCATCAACTTTAGTTTCAAAACTTGTGTTGCTTACTCTTTTGAATTCATTTTCGGCTAGAAAAAAGAACTTATTCCCTTCAGATGTTATTAACGTACCTGTATATTCATTATTTCCTTTATAGTGCTCTATTGATCTATATACACCATTATCATCTTCTCTCTCGATAACATAACATCTGGGATAAGCATCTATATCATTATCCCATTTTTGGCTCAATTTTTCAAACAAATTCTTTTGAGCTGTATGAATTATTGCATCAATGCCAACGGGGTTATTTTTAGTATATATTGCCATTTTAAACAGATGTTATTTCAACTTCTAAATCATCATTATTAAGGCTTAACTGAGTATCGAAAGTCTTATGAATAATGTTCTTTGCTTCCTTTAGAGTATCAAAGTATCTTTTAGCAACTGTATTAGCTTCAATATTCTTAGTTTCGAACATTAATAGCTCTTTATCCAGTTGGATATTTTCGTTACGGTTGCTACGATTATTAGAGTTATGCAGGAATGTTTGTAAGGCCATAAGCTCAAACGCTGCCTTAATAAAGTTACCAAGGCTCATGAAATTGTAATCTATATATCTATCACTATCAAGTGATACAGATACATTAAATCCTAAGCCGTTGCCATACTCATTATAACTCCAGGTTGAGCCTTCCGGAGTATCTCCGGTTCCAGTTGCTGTATAACATACAAAACCATCATACTTTTGTACGTCTATGTAACCATTATTAGTTAATACATATTGGCTATCTATTGCAAAAAACCATCTTCCGGGCCCGTTAAATGTATATTCAAATTTTTCAAATTGAACCCTTCCATTTTGCGGATGAAGAATAAGAGTATCAACTAAAACACCTTGATTTATTACAAACAATTCTACCGGCTGGTCGGTTAAAGCCTGTAGTACAATCTCATTAAGAGTTATCTTAACATAGTCGGTACCTTTAGACTCAAATACCCATGCAGCATAATCGTTTGGAAGCATAGTCTTATTTTGACCTACTTCATATAGAAACTGAGAGTTAACAAGTCTTTTAGTTAGTCTCAAATCGGTCAAAACCTTTTCTTTTACTTTATCAATAAAAGATTTCAGTAGTAGACTTTCTTTATTTGTTTTAAGCCAGTTCGACATTGTTCCGGGATCTATTCCTATAGTACCGTCTTTGATACACTGGTAAATATCACCGTTGAAAAGAACTATATCCTGTCTATCTTTAGATTTAGAAAAGTTATTGTAAGTAGTATCTGGTTTATATGAGCTTAATTGTAAGTCAATAAATGGCAGAAAATGCAGAAGATTATCCATTGTTAATGATGGATGTACTCCACTATTAAGCGCAATACCTTTTGATGAGTTAGTTTTTAACTCACTATCCAAAATAACATTTGAAGTAAAATCTTCTACAAATCCTAAAACCATTTTATGAAATTTATTATGCTGTTAAACCTGTAACTTTAATGATATCGTTAGTTCTAGTAGCCAGATCACTGTTGTATCTGTATACTATATAGAATCTATGCCAGATAGCCATTTCTTGGAAATGAGTCATAATAAGGTTTGAATCCTTAGTTGGTGCTCCCACTCCTACTAATGAAGTAGCTTCTGTAGCCTGGTTGTTTGTATAAATGTTTGCTTTCATTCTAGTGAAAGGAAGCTCAACATCTGAAACAGACCATTGTTTTCCGGCAAATTCAGTTCTGGCTCTAAAGTCATAAGGATAGTTTTCAATCAAGCCCACTGCCCCATCACGAACGAAATAACCATTAAATACATTTCCTGCAGGTGCAATGTTCCCAGACTCATGAAGTCTTTCCATTGTTGGGAAATTAAGTGCTTGAAGGTTCTTTTCGTTGGCAAGTCCATACTTAGCCATTTCAGACTTTTGCACAGCAAGTCCAGCTCTTGATGTAACAATTGAATACTGTCCTCCGATTTCATTTGCCCCCATAAGAGCTTCCAAATTGAAGAACATAGTTTCTTTTTGAGCTGCTTTACTAACTTCTAATGTTTTAGAAGTAGCATTGAACGCGAATGTTCCATCACCTTGAGATACCTGATCAGTATAATCCAATACCTGAGTTTTACGAGAATCAAAAACAGAAAGAATAATTTCTTCTATCTTTTTACCCATTGCATAAGGAATATTTTTCATTTTTTCCTGTAGTGCATAGGCAGATCCAACAGTATTATTATCATAAAGTGCCGGATGATGTCTAAACCCAGAGAATACATCATAAGCTACAAAGTAGTAATCAGCCGATTCTTCTTGGTTAATCGGAATAGTTGTAAATCCTGGTGTAGTAACTACAGTTACTTGTTGATCTTTAATGATTGGAGTTCTCACATTTCTTAAAGCAGAAGCCTCAGACATTTTTTTCTTAGCATCAGGAGAGATGTAATCAGTAAATGCAGAAGAATCTTTTGCTAGATCCAAAACACCTAGTTCCGCAAAATGCTTTTCGTTTTTGGTGTTTGTGTCCTGATAGTCCAACCACATGGTTGCATCTAAATTCATTTTGTTGATTTTTTAATTAATAATTATTATAAACACGTTTGCGGTCCTTCGCTGTTATTTTTTAGGCTTGTTTAGCCTCCATTATTTTTTTGTTATACTCGGCAAATTTTTTAGTGTATTCATCAGAATGTTCCTGTACACCTTCTTTTGCTAGTTGCTCTCTAATAGCCTTTGACCTTTCTACAGTATTTTTAATAGCTTCTTCAGATATCTTAAAAGGCAAATCTTTAATGTCTAATGAGGCAGCTTTAGCTCCGGTTCCAGCTTGTTTATTTTCAAGTAGCGCCGAAATGACAGTATCTTTTGCAACCAATTCAGAAAGCTTTAGCTGTTTATACTGGTTTTCTTTATCAATAGCCAGTACTTCACCTTCTACTAACTCCAGATTATATTTTTCCAGAATCCCTTTTTGAAACTCACTCCATTTAGCTTTTGCCTCATAAGAATTTACAGAGTCTGGGAAATTTGGTTTTACATTTGAAAAAGCAACCTCAACTTTTAATGAAGAAAGACTTTTTGAAGCATCTTCATATTTCTCCGCTTTTTCTTTCAATTGGTCATAGTCAGCATACTTTTTAAGAGCATCATCAAGCTTTGTTTTAGCTTCATTTAGCTCCTGTTTTGTAGCTTCATCACCTTTGAAATCTTTTAGCTTTTGCTCATAGTCAGATTTAAGCTTTTCAACTTCTGATTTCTTACCTGTTAAGGCTTTATCAGAAAGTCTATTGAAGTAATCTCCAAACTTTTCACCCTGAGTACGCTCTTCATTTATTCCGGATTTCTCCATGAAATATTTTGCTGCACCTGAAAGAATATTTTCAGCATTTTCATTAGCCTTTTTATCCCATTCTTTTTGTTGAGTTGACACATAATCACTAAACTTTGGATTAAGCGCTGCTACTTGTTCTGGGGTTAGATTTGCTTCTTTAGCTAAATCTTCTGTTATAAAGTCCATAGTCTTTTATAGATTTGAGGGTTTATTATTGTTTTTCATTGATCTTTTCAGTAAGCTGATCTAATGTTAAAGCATCATCTGCCTTTTCACCGAATAGCTTTTCATAGTCGGCTCTAGCATCAGAAAGTAATTGATCATTGATCTTAGCACTATACTGTTCCACTGTCCATTGTGGACCGCCTTTTTTACCGAATAGCTTTTCATATTGTTCCTTAGCTATATTTAAGGCTTCAATATCTGCATGTGCTTCTGGCCCCTTAGTAATCACCTTAGATTCTATTTTTGCGCCTCCTGCCATAAATTGCTCTAGCTTCTCTTCAAGCTCTTTTATTTTAATTTGCTCGGGTGTTAATTCAGCCTCTGGTACTTTGAAATAGTTGTCTACCTCATCTTGGAGTAATGCTATTTCTTTTTCATTGATCTCTTCATATCTTTCTAAACTTTCAACAGGAATATCCTTGTTAAATTTTTCCAGATCAAATGCTTTTTCTACAGTAGCTTTTGAAATCCCATTAAGAACTCTGTTATCAAAAAACCTATCCCATTCGTTTGAACCATAGATTAATTGAACAGGAGCACTCTTACTAATTAACTTTTGTTTTTCGTCATATAAGACCTTGCCGTAAAACACAAGAAGGTGAACGGCTAACTTAGTTCTGTTCATTTTGTATAATTGTTTTTATTAAACTATTGATGAGTAAAAGCCTTCCGTTATCATCCATGTTTTCCAGGCTTTGGAAGAATACACCGATATCTCCATATTGAGACTCAAATTTGGCTATCCAGTAATCGAAGCGAGTTTGCAGCTTAAATGTTGTATCATCTATAAGGTTAGCACGTGTCTGAGCTTTATCAAAATCTAAATCACTGGCAAATGGTAAAATCTTGTATAATATCTTTTCCCTATTGGCTTTGTTTGTGTTGTATTTGTTCCGGTTCTGGCTTAGCCTTAAAAGAATATTTCTCCGTTCAATAGCATTTGGAGCTTTAGCGAAATCAGAGAACAACTTATCCTGAGATTCTAAGAAGAAATCAGTACCAAAGAATACATCTACAGAAACATTGTCTTTTCCATAGATCAGTGCCAATGTTGTGAAATCGGATCTTTTCTTAATCCGAGTAAGCTCGTCAGACATCCATCTAAGCTTATCTTTCTTATTATCCAAAGATTTTATTACCTGCTTTTCATTTACCGCTTGGTTGGTTTGTTCCTGGTAATCGCCAAGTATTGAAGTAATGATATTGTTCTGCAATTCGTTTATACGATCATTCAGATATGTTAATGCCTCTACCGGTATATAGTGAAACTGGAAGTAGGATTTAATAACATCCATATCAATTGCGCCATCATTTTTCGTCTTAGCTGGTACAGACACAATAGTTCCGGCTTGTAATTCGCTATCAGATGTAGAAGGAGGTGTATCAATACTTGCCTTTTGTGACCCAATGGATAAAGCAGACATAGGTTCTTTATCCGAAATTGTACTTTGAAGCTTGTTTGGTATTTTAGTATCTGCAGTTTTAAGCTTTGTAGTAATTGGAATGGCCCCGTTTGGTTCAGTCATTCTCTGCAATGTCTTCAAGAAAACATATTCTTCAAGATCTACTTTCACATAAGAGAACAATGATTTCTTTACGATATCATTGTCAGAAAACATATTCTCGGAAGAAACCCAATCTGCCGGACAATATCCTAAATCATGAGAAACCTCTAAAATGACATTGAAATTATCTCTGGTTAGGAAAACATATCTCTGATTATCTATGTAAGAAAAGCCATTTAGACCATTGAGAGAAGAAGCATAAGCAATTCTTTGTATCTTTCCCTTTTTACTATCTACTGCAATAACACATTGGATAGATACTATTTCACGGTGATCTTTGTTTACCTCATCAATATCACTTACTACAACATCATTATGACGGAATAGAATTGAATCGAACAAAGCCTTATCAAAGTAGTCAGTGTGAAGATCTTCCGGATTAGATATATCTTTTCCTTTTATTGAGTACTTAAAATAAGAATCTTCAGCGTGAAATACACGCTGAAGTTGTGGCTTTACCTCATCATTGATGAGTTTAGCAGAAACCACTGGATTCCTTAAATATTTAAAAAACGAAAGAAAGTTGCTTGTTTTGAAAGCTGATTTAACCCAATTAAGGAACTTATCATTATTGGCATATTGTCTACTTGCCCACTCTTTTAGATAAGTAAGAGTTATATCCTCTTGAAGCTTTGACTGTGTAAAGAAAGACAAATCCACCTCCTGCATTTGAGCCTGGGAGATGTAATAAGAGTTCTTGCGTTCTTTTACGAACTTTATAATCTCTTCTATGTGAAAATGTCCGTCATCGTGGTATTAGGTTAAATATCAATACAAATATAATAAAAATATGTTTCATAATATGAAACTAATTATTTGAAAAAATAATCATCTTTTATGTTTATTTGCTTTTTTATAGAAATTAGGAGGAATAACTCCACGTTGTTTTTGCTTATGTATTTTGTTATTCATAGCATTTAAAGACTCTGCACATTCCTGCATACTCTCAATTAATTCCTGTTTACGAATTTCTTTATTTTCAAGTTGCGTCTTATGATTAGCATTAAAATAAATAATTGTTGCTTTAATTTCTTCATAGCTCATTAATGAGGACATATTAGATAACTTTCTTATTGCTTTATATTGTTCTTCTGTAAAGTTCATAGCTATTCTTTTATAGTTAATTCTTCACTGGTTAATGCAAAGTATAAGTTTTGTAATTCATGAACATATTTTTCTTTAGAGTTTGGGTTGCCAAAATAAAATTGAATATTGTTTGATCTTAAAATTAAAACTTTAACTCCGTTTTTCTCATAGTACTCCCCATCTATATCGCTTTTAAATGTAAAATAAAATTTTAGTAACCATTCTTCGGTCAATTCGATAGGCTTATTGGGTAAGCCCGTTGCAGCCTTCCTGATAGCAGGAGCATAAATACCATCTTCTCTTAATTCAATTACTTTACAAAGGTTACCATTCCTATCATGTAGATAATTAGCAATTCTTAGTTCATTTGACTTCATAATCTTAATTTTTACAAATATAAATGTTCTTTTGCTTTCCGATTCATGTTCTTTGAAACAGAATTGTTTGAGTCAATTAAATTCCAGTTATGGCAATTGTGGCACTTAACATTGAGCAAACCACTTTTAAAGTCTACTTCTAACTTAGAAATAGCTTTCATATTACCAAATGAAGGTCCGTCTTTAGTTAGTGCTCCAATTTCTTTATCACAGCACTTACAAATAATTTTAGTTAGTTCCATTCTGTTTCTATTTCTCCCATTGAATTCCAAGCCATATGGCCGTATCTGGTCATATCCCAAAAGTGGTTATACTTATCAATAGGTTGGTTAATTTGAATTCCTTGAACCTCCATAAACTTATACATTTCTGCTTCTTTTTTAGCATGTTTATGGAGTTTGTTTTTTACAATATTTATTCGCTTTCTCTTCATGGAAAGAATCCAATACATAATACCTCGGTTCTTAATAACCTTTTCAGCACTCCAACCATAATCTTGAAGATCTTGAACCATTTTAATAACACCTTTGTCTTCTGAAACTCTCCTATCTGAAGAATCACAAATTATGGGTATTTCATATTCTACTCCTAATTGTTGAAATTTAGTATCAAGAAGATCTGGAGTTTCGATTGGCTCATAAATCAATAGTTCAACATAGATATCTGTTTCTGTCTCTGCATACTTGCCAAAGGCATTTGGATCCGAAGTAAAACCAAAGTCATTAGCATAGATATATCCCATATCTGGAAACTTCTCTATAAAGCGAACATTCTGGAATATTACCCCTTTCATTGCGCCTCTAAGACCTAATCCATAAACCTTCCACATAAATTCATCAGCTGTACCCTGCTCAACATTAACTGGATGCGGTGGAGGCTGATGTTCTTCTGTAACCGGTAGGTCATTATAAAATATTCCATCTTCAGTTACTTCATAGCTGCCAGGTAACCAAGGCTCATATCCTAATATCTCATTAAGCTCTGTAGGGGAAATAAATTTGTTATCCCGGAATGTTGTTCGAAGGAAAGCAACATTACTACGCGTTATAACACTATCAAATACCCAGTGATCCGTGAAAGAAGGGTTATAATCCATCCACCAGAAAATCCGGCACCTCATCACTACCTGATTGAAGACCGTCTTTTTTATCATCATTGCCTCGTTAAAAAAGGCATAATCACAACCTCCACCATGTTTACCGTCTCCTAAGAAGTGAATAGTTGTGTTAAATATTTTGAAACTGTGAACTTCTTTGGCATTATGAAACGGATTCGGAAGATCAAATAAGTCTAATATCCTTTTGAAGTCATCGTATAGGGTCGTCTTGAACTCATTATAAGTTTCCCTATAGATGTTTATAGAGCATCCGGACTTTTTATGCTTAATTGTGGCCAGATAAATAATTAAGTATATCCCGGACCATGTTTTAGTTGATCTTGAAGAACCTTCTAAGGCAACACCAATATAACCAGATTTTAATACAGGCCTTCCCTGTTCATCTATCCCCCACTTTTGAGAATTTAAAGCTTCATATAGCTGCTTATAGTTTGGAGATGTATCAGGAGTAATGTGATCAAGCGAGTAAAAAAGATTCTCTACTTGATCTTCATGTAATAACTTTTCAAATTCTAATATTTCACTATCCGTTAAGCCCATTCATTTTAGCCTTTAAAGCAGCAATACGTTCAGCTCTTTCTTCTGGTGACATCTTAGTTTCAACCTCAACCTCTTTTTTGTCTACAAGCCCTAAATCCCTTGCAATAATGTTTGGATTAAAGAACCCTGCAGCAGCTCCTTCGAACTTCTGAACATAAATAATTTCTCGTATACGTGTAATGATTTCGGAAAATCCTTTCGATAATTCGTCACTTTTTCCTTTAAGTGAATCTTCAAAGTCATACAAATACTTTGTGTTTACACCTAGGTAAATACATAGCCCTTGTATGGTAAAAGGCTTTAATTTATTTTCTGATCCTTCCAAGATAACTCCTTGTGAACTGAATAACTTTTGTTCCTTAAAAGGATTATTATGTATATGTTCGAAATATTCACACGCAGCATCCCATAATAATTCAGGAGTTGAAAATAGTTTATCTCTTCCATGCTTTGAGCATAGCTTCCAGAATTCATTTCCTATTCTCTTATCCCCCGGCTTCGCCTTGGGTCTTGTTTCCTTAGTAGTTGCTTTAATCCTACCTCTTGTAGTCTTCTTTTCCATTACATAGTCTTTTATATAACCTCATCGCTTTAATCAAAAACCGACCAGCATTTATACCGGCCGGTCAAAAACTAATAACCATGAAAAACTCATTACTGAGAATTGTGGAAAAGGAGGGAATCGAACCCTCAACCTGCTAAAGCTAATTACGCCTGTATTATTTGTGGACTCGAACCACCGCATTAACGCTATCACTAGCACAAGCTCTACCATTGAGCTTACTTTCCCAATTGCCCGTCTTTCCGGGCTGTCATATATTAACATTTTAACCAATTGCTATTTTTGCTTAACAATTGAAGCAAATGCTTCGTTTGGTTCATTTTGCTTCGTAATAACCTCATCTTTTTCAACTGTTATATAAACAGGCTGCAAAGGTTGTCCAAATGGCATCATTGACAGATAAAGGCATTTAGTTTCTTTTAGCTTTTCAATCTCATCATCTGATAACTCCCAACAGCTAATTATTTTACCATCTTCAGTTCTATGAACCGGCAAAGGTTTATATTCTGGTTGATCTTTACCAAATACTACATTTGATTCTTTAAACTCTTTAGGCTGCATGGCTAAAATCTATTAATTCTACGTTGTAAAATATCCACATAGGTAGCCATGGCATCAAGTTGAATTTTCAAATCAGCTTTTTCTTCATCTGGCAGTGTTAAGTAAATTGGATTTTCCATAATGAAATCCCATAATTTAGAATGCCTTTCCTTTAGTTATTTGTGCTCTTCAACAACTCTTTGTTGGTGAGGTAGTAAATTGTCTTTTTTCATAGTAAATGGATTTTAAAAAGAAAAAGCGCATAAACAACTACTCTGATTGGGGTAAATTTATTTTTATAGATAGATTGAAGTTTTAGACCGATCCCCTTTCGTATGCGCTTTGAATCAAATGATTAACTATATACAAATATAATAAAATGTTTCATATTATGAAACGTTAATTGTGTGAAATTATTTATTTTATTATCGTACGACTTAGATATATTATGCTATACATAATTTATTGAAACTCCACTTTGTATATTGAATACTCTTTGTAAAATATAGGGAACTTCTTAGCTTTTAGTGAATGATAAGGTAGTTCTTTAATATCACAAAGCTTCTTGAAGTTTCCGAATACTTCTGGGGCTTCTCCATCCTTTATAAAGACTATTACATTATTTCTTTCCATAATACCTATATTTGTACTGATTTTAGTTGCGAAACTAAGATTAATTTGACAAATTTAGCCCTCTTTCGAGGGCTTTTTAATTTAAAGGTCTTCTTCAATGATTATCCTTTCCAACTTGTCTACCTCATCAACAACCTTTTGAAGGTCTTCTCTAGTCATTACTGGTAGCTTATACTCTTTTTGAAGGATATCGTTAATTATAGTTAATCTATAAGTAACCTTCTTTTTACCAAACGGAGATTTTGTTCTTTTAATTGTCAATCTCCTGTTCTTGTCGATCCAAACTGTTGTTTCAACATCTTGATAGCCTTTTTTTGCCATTTCTTTTGATTTTAATTGTTAATACTAATTCGATTAATTTGACTATGTAAATATACGACTTATTATTATAATTAAATAGAAATAAACAACTTATTTTTATATTTTTATATGCAATGCATAATATACTCAACTTGTACGGCATCTATATAAGTAAGACTTTATGAAAAGTTAAATATATCATCCCACCAGGCGACGAGCATGACAATTCCTATGACGCAAAGAAGAATTATAAAACCCAGTTCCAGCTTATCTTCAAGCGACAGATTTTTGAATATTTTCATCGCTGTAATTTATTTTGTTGTTTCCGGATCTCCTTGTGGGTTTCCGTATTTTGAGTTAAATATTACTTTCTTTATAATCTTCTAATGGGCATTCTTTAGGTATTGGAATACTATTATATGTTCTAATCTTGCTAAATGATTGAGCTATTAAAAATGGATTCTTTTCTACTGCCCCATCATCATAAGGCTTCTCATAGTCACATATGAGCACAAAAGAAGTGTTTCCGTTAAGCTCTTGATATTCTCTTGAAAACTTGCAGTCAGTACAATTTTCAATTACTTGCATTATTTTCTTCATTACTCTTTGTATTTCTCGTTAAATATTTCCACAGCCTTTTTAATTGCTGCTTCGGTTGCTTCTTGGCGGGAATTGAAATAGGGTGAAAGCCATTTATCACAAAGTACTTTATCATTTTCATCAATAATCTTGAATGAGAATTGCTTTACTTTATTGTATGATTCCCAGGTTGTATAAACTTCAATAAATAGATTAACACTATCCAGCCAATCGATTATAAGTGTATTTTGAAATGATGGTCTAAGTCCTCCCATTTCCATTGCTTTCCAACCTAATGGATAGTTAGCGCTTAACCACTTTAACATTTCCTCTTTTGCTTTTCCTTCCATTTTATTTTGTTTTTGGTAGTTCATATATTTCATCTATCCGCCCCCTCAAATGAAGCCTTCTAAGAGCAGAATACATAAGATTTAATTCTGCTTCTCTATTCTTCTGGTGTCGTTTCCACATTCCATAAATATTGCCACCACCAAAAGGATTGAATGTATTAATAGCCTTTCCTTTTTCATTAACTTCTATTAACCCCCACATTTCAGGTAGCTCAGTTACTTTTATTAAACCTTTGGGAGCAATGAAAAATCTCCAATCCCCCATACCGCCACATGGATTAACTCTAAAAGATTTCTTTTTATCCTTTAGGAAATCAGCTCTGCTTACTTTGGCCTCAAGTAGGAATGAACCATTTGAATTAAAACCAATAACATCTGCAATTTCGTTATTTATACAAGTCAATTCTTTAAAGGCAAATCCACATTTGTTTAGGGTCCATTTATAACCAATCTCTACAAGATCAGCGTGAGTGAAAGTTTTTCCTTCCATTACTTACTATTTTTATATCTAAAGTATCGTAGAGCAAGAGCTAAAGCCTCCCATCCAAATTCTTCTCCCCGCCTTTCCCAAAAGCTTCTCTCGTAAAGAATCCATCCATCTTCTAAAGTTTGCTTACTTTCTTCACTTCTAGCACTATCATACTGGGCAGATACTTCTTCAATCCTTTCAATATGCTTTTTCTGAATGCCAAATGTCATTTTGATTTTCTTAGCTTCCATAGATACTTTTTATTGCGGTTTCGGTTAGGGTTAAATTATATTCAACCAAATCTTCAATAGTCATATTAGGCTTCTTCGGATTTGGAAATTCATTTCTTTCAATATTTCCATCTGGATAACGTAACTCTGTATAAATTCTAAATGGAGTATCTACAGCTAAATCTATTAGTAATCTTTTTGTACATTTATAAGGCGATCTATCAATTTTAATAGCATCTTCAAAAAGCACTCTGGATTTATCTTGTTTATATTTTTTATGTCCTTCAAAGCCAATCGTTCCATTTCCTTTTCCGTCATTATATTCTAGCTCCTCCCATATATCATAGTTAAGTGGTTTTTCCAATGGTACATTATTCTCACAAGGAATGAAAAAGCCTATTTCAAGTTGTTGCTTTAGGAACAGGGAATAGTTATATATGTTATCCAGTTGCTGTTTAGTTGTTAGTTTATTTAACCATTGTTCTGCGACAAAAGTTGTCATCGGTATTAGTTTATTTTCCATTGTCTACTTCGTTATGATTTATGTACATTTTTTCATTTACACTATATCTGATTTCTGCCACTTCACATTCATGTATCTTTTCATGGTCTAATGGGTTAAAATAACCTCCGTTTGGGTAGCAATTTTCAAATATTCTTCCGTCTTTGAGTTTTATATCATACTCTTGCTTATCATAGCCTAAATAAGGCTGCCATGCTTTTGAGTATTTAAATTCTAGCTCCATTGTCTTTTACTTTGTTGATTAATTGTTTAGCTTTTTCTTTTTTATCACTCCATGTATTTTCCCATGAGTTTTCTGAAATAAGTTCCTCCAAAAGAGAAAGCATCTCTTCTGAGTGGTCTTCTTTTTCTTCGAGCCAAAAGTCAATATTACCATTTACAACATCTCGGTTATATACATGCCATTCTTCATTTTTCATGAAAAAAGCTTCCCCACTTTGACCATATTCATCTATTACGATAACATCATTTCTATCTTTTGGCAGTCTCTCCGATACAGGGACTTTTACATATTTTGTTTTCATAGATTAATATTTAGTAATTTTTGATACTTTTTCTTTTTAGCTTCTGTTTTATGCCATTCTTCAAACTCTGATTCTGTTATTTCTTCATAATCAATAACAGATGAAGCAATCGGTTTGTAATGATTTTTCAAAGCTTGTTCAGTATTAAAATTAACAGCAACTGTCAGTGAAAGTTCACCGTATTCAATAGGAACAAAAGTCACTTTGAAGTATTTCATAATTAAAATATTGGTGGTTTTGGTGTCTCTATTGGTTGGTAGTGGGTGACATCCAGAAAAGAATCCCATCCTTTTCCGATATAATAACACTCTTGAGTAACTGGTGATTTCTTTCCGGAATAATGACTTAGGATAACCCAATATTTACCAGATTCTTTAGGATTATCCTCTTCGCTTTCTATTCGTGTCCATGAATTGTTAGTTTCAATTCCATTCAATACTTTTGGTCGCCAATATAAACTGCTTAGTATTTCGACATCACCAATTATAAAACCTAAATGATTAGGTTTATGCTTTTTAGGGTCTTCTGCATTAAACCAACCATTTTCATTTATTCTATTTTTATATTTATCATACAGCTCCCCGTAGGCAGCCTTAATTGCTTGTTCTTTTGGTGTTTCCATTACTGTAGTGATTTATCAGTTACCATTAATTGAGGATATTTTTCAGAAATAATCTTTTTCAATTCTGGTGTCATTTTACTTTTCCAAGAGTGCCACTCAATTACATTATGCTCAGATATACCCTGTAAATAATAATGATTAGCAGGTGATCTATGTGAAGCCTCACCACTTGTCATACCATATTCCATAAAAAGCTTCCATAAATAGTCATACTCTAAATCAGAAAGATTATATTTCTTTTTAAGTTGTTCTCTCTTTCGTAGGTGTATTGTTGCTTTAGATTCGCTCATAGTAGTGTTATTTTTTAAGTTTATCGTTTATAATTGCCACCTCATTTAATAGAAATAGTAAAATGGCTGTTATTACTGATCGTGATATTTTTTCTTGACTTATCCCCCAGAACTCTAGAATAAGGCTGAAAACAATAATGCCTGTTACGTATATGTAGAATCTTTTCATAACATTATTATATTAGATTGATTAGTTATTGATTCTTTGTCTACAATTGTTCGTGATACTAAAGCACTACCAGAAAAACGTTTAGTGATACCTAGTACTTTTTTGGTTTTAGCATTCTCCGCTGCCTTTTCCAAAGAAGCCTGAGCTACTTCGCGGGCGTAACGCTTTGCCACTTCATCCATTAA